CCGCACGGATCACGCGCAGCGCATCGGCGCCGCCAGCCGCCGCCGATGGGCGCAGGGCCGAGGCCTCGCGCACCAGGAGGTCGAGCCCCTGCTCGACATGCACCTGCCCGGGGTTGTAGGCAAAGCCCGGGTCGATGCCGCGCGGCACGCGCTCGGTCTGCCCGGTGGATCTGTTCACGAACTCCACCCACGTGGTGGGCGGCGGCTCGGTCTTGACCGTGGCGCCCGCGGCCTGCAGCCGGTCGATGCCCGCCTGGTTGATGCCGAAGGCGATGCAGCGGCAGCGCCAGCCGTTGGGGGGGAAGTGCGTGTGCCACCAGGGGTGGTCCTTGGGCAGGATCACGTCGTCCCAGGGCTTGTGGCTGGCGCGCACGCGCTCGTCGCGCATGGTGCGGTACACGATGTGCGTGTCACTTCGGCTGCGCTGGATGCGCGCCCAGCGCCCGGCGGCGTTGCTCTGCCGCAGGTTGACGTCGAAGATGAGCGACAGGCGCCGGTCGTCGAAGCGGGTCTTGCGCACCTCGCCGGTGGCCGGGTCGGTCACCTCCACATTGCCCCAGAAGCCGCCCGCCACCAGCTGGCGGCGCATCGTGTCGCGGAACTCGCCGAAGGTGCTGCCGTTCGTCACGGCAGCGTCGAGCTGGTCGCGGATCAGCCGCAGGATCTCCATGCGCATGACCCCGGCCACGGCGAATGCCCGCGCATGCTCGGCCTGCCACACGTCCTGCCAGCGAAAACTGGGGCGCAGCAGGCCGCGGCGCTGGAAGGCTGCGATCGCATCTTCGGGGCGGATGGCGCCCAGGGTGACGGCGGCGGGCATGCGTGTCAGTCGGGGCGGGCGCCCAGGTCCATCCCTGCCTCACCCGCCAGCCTCGCGCTGAAGGCGCAACGCCCGACGGCCGTCGTCAATGGCTGCGCATCGAGCCTCGGGATCAGGTCCGGCAGCCGGGCCGCGAAGGACTCCAGCGTTTCGCCAGCCGCAAGCGCCTTGTCCACTTCGGCCAGCAGCGGCTCGACCATCGGGCCCAGCAACGGCTGCCACTGCGCGGCCTGTTCGGCCACCAGCTCGTCGATGAGGTCAGGCGCGGGCTGGGCGGGCAGTGCGCCGGCCAGTGCTGCCTTGGCGGCCGGCTCGGGCTTTGGCTCGGGCTGGGCCTTGGCTCCAGGGGTCACGCCGGGCGCGGCACCCGGCGCGAGCGGCGCCGCGGTGCCGGTCAACACCTCCTCGCCGTCCTCGGCGCGCGGGATCCTCAGCTTATCGTGCACCCAGTCCACCGGGATGCGCAGACCGCGATCGACCAGCTTGGGCAGGTTCTCGGCGTACAGTGCCAGGTCCTCGGGCTCGCCGGTGTCGAAGACGAAGCGCGGCAGCCGGCGCAGGTTGGCACCGGCCTTGTTCAGCGTCACCAGCGGCGCGATCAGCTGGCGCGTGAGGCTCTGCGCGATCAGCTCGACGTCGGCGTCGCGGATGTCCATCCGCACCTCGTTGTGCACGTTGCCCAGCGCCTGGGTGCCGTGCTGGCCCTCGCTGGCTGTCAGCGTCTGCCCGAGGATGGCCTTGCTCTCGGCCGCGTCCATGCGGTCCCACATGGCCACGAATGGCACCTCGGTGCCGGCGGCGGCGGCCTGGAACTCCAGCGCCATGCTCTGCGGGATGATGCCCGCCGCGTTGTGCCCGATCTGCGTGACGGCCTGCAGCAGCTTGAGCTTCTCGGCGTCGCTGGCGCCGGCCGGGTATTTGCCCAGGCGCAGCGGCAGACCGTAGATCTCGAGAAACTCGGCCAGGTCGCGCACCGAGTAGTTCTTGAACAGGTAGGGCCAGAAGAGCACCCGCGCCAGGCTGCCGCGCGTGACGTAGCCGTTGCGCGCCGGGTGCACGTGCATCAGCCAGGCGAACGGGATCAGCTCCTCGCCCATCACCGGGCTCAGGTGCTCGGTGCCCTCGGTCATCTGCCGGCTGCGCAGCAGGAAGCGCCGGCGGTCGGCGCTGGTGGTGAACCAGCGCTGCGGCTGCCAGCTCAGGCGCGGCACCATCACCTTGCGGCCGCTGCCGTCGGGCAGATAGTCCCACACCATCTCTTGCGCGCTATAGCCCTTGAGGATGGCATCGGTCATCGTGGCCAGCACCAGCGACATGCCGCCGCTCACGCCATTTGCGTCGGCCTGCACCATGTCCAGCCAGTCGCGCACCTGGTCGGCCAGCGCCTGTTCATCCGGCGTGGCGCGCTCGGGCGGCTCCACGCTCCAGGCCAGCGCCGTGACCGCGCCGCGGCGCTTGCCCAGCTCGGCATAGATGTGCGCGTCGCGCTCCTCCATGTCGTCGGCCAGTTCGATCTGTCCGACCAGGTCGCCACGCTCGGCGGCCAGCATCAGGCTGTGCAGCCGGGCCGGCGTGAGGCCGCGTGCCGGGTGCTCGTCGAACTCGCGGTGCAGGTGGCCCACGCGTGCGGTTTGCGGCTCGCGGATGGCCCGCATGTCGATCGGGCGACCGTTGGCGTCGAGCAGCGTGGTCATGGCAGAAACCCTCGGATCGAAAAATCGGGCCCAGGAGGCGACGAAGGGGCCGGGTGGCTATCTGCACCCTCCCTGGCCGCGACACCCCCGTTTTGAACGTTTAAAAACGGGTTCCCGGGGCATTGGCGATGAAGGGCGGCGTTCACCATCCCGCCTTTCGGTCGAAATCGGCCGCCGCCGGGTCGTCATCGACGTCGTTCGCCGGCCCGGCGTCCCAACGGCTGGCACGTGCCGGGGCGGGTGTCCAGTCGGTCTCGCCGGCTTCGCGGCTGAAGGCGTACTCGGCCAGGAAGAGCGCGATGGCGAAGTCACCATGCCGCTGCAGCTTGGCGCCGCCGTCGGCTGCCACCGCAGCCTGGCCAGCGCTCTGGCGCTCTTGCCGCGGCACCTTGGGCACGCCCTGCACCAGCTTGATGGCCCGCAGGTCGTCGCGCAGCTGCTCGTCGCGCGGGAGGTCGCGCAGCGTGCCATCCTGCAGCGCAGCCTTGAGCCTGGGCATGTGCGCCAGGTAGAAGCCATCGTTGAGCTTGACCTGCTCGATCATCTGCGTGCCGTAGCGCTGGGCCATCGCCTCGGCCAGCGCCGCGCCGTTGCCCGTGGCGTCCATCGCCCCGCCGCGAAAGCGCGGCAGCGCGTCCACCAGGTGCTCCAGGATCTGCTGCTGCGACGAGAAGGGGCAGTTGGCCAGCTCGAGCACGATGCGCGGGCGGTGCGTGAGGTCGGTGTCCTCTTCCAGGATCACCGTCACCGCCTGGTCACGGTTGCGCGCGAAGTCCTCGCCGAACACGTGCCGCCGGCCGGTGTGAAGCCGCGCCAGGTGAGGCTGCAGCGACTCGGCGATCCAGCCCTTGATGGCGAACCGGCGCACGTCCTCGGGCAGGTAGGCGAAGCCGTCGTCCCACTGGCCACGCACGATCACCGGGCCGCTGCCGTCGGCCGCCGCAGTCACCATGCGCTGCTCGATCAGCGCCAGGCTCAGATAGGCACCGGCGCTGGCGCTGGGGATGGCGTCGAGCTCCTCGCTGGCCGCGTCGCCATAGAAGCGGTAGGCCGCAGCCACCCAGGCGTCCTCACCGGCCTGCGTCCATGCCATGCCCTTGCGCAGGCACACGCGCCGGTACAGGCCCTGGGCGACGGCGTCCTTGAAGGTCACGCGGTGCACGCTGGCCTCCAGCGGGCCGCCGCGCTTGCCGGCGCGGATCTCCTGGATCAGTTCGTTGAAGGGGTTCTCCACGCCGTCGTGCGTGGACCAGATGCGCACCTTGTCGCCCCACAGCAGCATCGCCAGCGCGGCCTTGAGCAGCTCGCGCAGGTTGGGGTGGAAGGCCGCCTCGTCGATGCCCACCGTGCCCTGCTTGCCGCGCAGGTTGGTGGGGCGGCTGCTCAGTGCCACGATGCGGCGGCCGCTGCGCGGGAAGGCGATTTCGAAGGTCTTGATGTAGCGCCGGTTGCCTTCGGCGTCGTCGCCGTCATCCCACAGCCCTTCGCCGATGGCGCCGGCCGTCACGTTGAAAGCACGCGACCACAGCGCGCAGGCCTCGACGAACTCGCGCGCCATGTCCTGCGTCGCGCTGATGTAGAAGTAGTTCGATCCGCCCTCGGCCGAGCAGATCAGCACCGCGTCGGACGCCTCGCCCCAGCTGGCGCCGATGCGCCGGCTTTTCTCCATCACCTTGAGCTGCGCCTCGTCGGCCAGCCAAGCCTGCTGGTAGGGCAGCAGCGCTGGCGGCGGCGCGTCGGGGTCGAGCGCGTCGCTGACGAGCTCGAGCGTCGGGTTCGCGCTCATGCCTGTCGCACGACCTTGACGAAGCCGGCGGCCAGCGCCACGCGGCCCGAGCTGGACAGCGCCGTGACGCGGATCAGGTAGGTCACACCCACCACGCCCCGCGACCCCTGGATGCGCTGCCGCACCATCAGGCCGTGGATCTGCGGCAGGCCGAAGCGCAGCGGTGCCGCGCCGTCGTCGGTACCGACCCGGGCCTCAACGGCCACGTCCACCTGAATGGGCGGGTCAGTCAGCGGCAGCACGGTGCTGAAGTCGGCGGTGAGGTTGTCGACCTCGGCCACATCCAGCGGCACCAGCATCTGCGGCACCTGGCGGCCGGCATAGATCAGGCGCCGACCCGGATCGAGCGGCGGCAGCACGCCCGATGCATCGCCGATGATCGTGCCGCCGAGCTCGACAGGCGCCAGGGGCACGTTGCCGCCCAGGACGCCCGGCGGGCTGCTGTCCAGGCCGCCACCCGGCTGTGCAGGGTCGAGCGTCACGTCGCCGGACAGGTCGGACGGGGCGCCGCCGGAGAGGGTGCCGGCGGGGTCGACCGCACCGAGCACTGGCGACCCGGAGAGCGCCCCGCCGCTGCCAGCGCCGATGACGATGGTCTCAGTCGCCGTGCCGGCATCCACCCCATCAACCCACAGGCGGTAGGTATAGGTGACTGTCAGGTCGACGGTGCCGGGTGGCGGCGTATAGGCGTAGCTGCCGTCCTCGTAGATCGCCAGTTCACCAACGGCAGGCGGGGTGACGATGCCCCAGCGGAACTCCTTGGCTGCATCAGCCGGCAGGGTCAGGTCGTTGTAGATCGGGCTGGGGCCGTGCGTGCCGGTGCTGGGCACCTGGTCGCCGCGCACGCCGTGGCCGGCGTACAGGCTGACGACGCAGGCGCCAGCCAGCAGCGGTGCGGTGTCGACGCGGCAGCTCATGGCATCAGGCGGCGGTCAGCAACTCGACGCCCTGGGCGCCGTTGTCGGTGCGGCGCCAGACCACGCGGTATTGCGTGCCGGCGGCAAGCGCGGCATCCGTGAACGTGACCACGCCAGTGCTGCCGTCGCTGGTGAGGCCGGTCCTGCGCACGACAAGCGCGCCGGTGGTGGCGTTGAGCACGAATGCCTCGAAGGGCGCGGACAGGTGCAGCGTGCCGGTGTTGTCCTTGAGGGGCGAACTGGTCAGGCTGGCCGGCGCCGCGTTGACCGTGAGCGTAGCGGCGTTGCTGGTGGTGCTGCCGTTGCTGTCGGTGACGATGCAGCGATAGGTGTCGCCGTTGTTGTGGCTGCCGCCGGTGACGGACGTGGCGCCGGTGGTGTAGCTGGCGCTGGTGGCGCCGCTGATGTTGCTGTAGCCGCCGCCTCCCGATGGCTGGCGCTGCCACTGGTACGTCAGGCTGCCGCCGCTGGAAGTTGCCGACACCGAGAACGTGGCCGTGGCCGGCGCAGCGACGGTCTGATTGCTGGGGTGGGTGTTGATCGTCGGGCCGGCGGCCGTGACGGTGAACGATGCCGAGGAAACCACCGCGCTCTGATTGCCGGCTGCGTCCTCGTGCATGTAGTGCCAGTAGCGCGTGCCGGCAGTGACGCTTCCGCTGGCAATCGTCTGCGTGCCGGTGGCGCTGACGGCCTGGCTGACGACGCGCAGCGCTGCACTGCCGGTGTGGTCCTGCCCGGCCTTGACCTGCGCGGCGGTGGGCGCGGTGCTGCTGGCGGTGACGACGGCATA